GAGACCATTCGAGCCGTTCGCGTTGGTGAAGTTGGCCTGCTGGCCGACTTCGGACTGCGTGATCGAGCCATCCGCCTGGATCTCGTACACGAGGTACGGGTCCATGGTGTAATAGGCGATGATCTCCGTGGCAGCCGTGTTGGCGGGCCAGCTCGGCGAAATCACCGGGCGCTGGGCGCCAGACGGGAGGTACTGACAACCAGCAAAAGCGCCAATAAAGGCGTCGCCAGCAGCAGCGGCCTCAAGGGTGCCGTTGGTGCCCATCTTCACGGGCTGACCCGTGTAGATGTCAGATGCGTAACCAGTAATGATGGTGCCGGCCATTTCACGGATCGTGCCCGAGGGGCTATACGCCGTGCGAAGGCCGAACGGAGCGTTGGTCGAGGACATCTCGAATTCCTTCCGCTAGGTTGAGGAACCCCAGCCCTATTCGAAAATAGGATTGGGAGGTGCTTGACGCAGTTCCGACAGCCCTTCCTCTTCCATCATGCTCGTCTTGGAGCCACGGGCGCGCGCCGCCATAGCGTCGTTGTCTGATACCACACGTTCCTGCTCTCTCAGCGGCGCGTCGTGATGCGCCTCTCTCATCAGGCGGTAGTAGAGACGGTCGGGCAGCTTGGCCGCGATCATCTCGTTGACACCGATGCAACCGGCGTACTCGCCGGTCTTCAGCGTTGCATATTCCCAACCCGGAACCTCTTCGGGCTTTACGACCTCATAGCCGAGCCTGATACGGGCTTGGACGCTGTCGCGAGGGTTGGTCGTGGTCAGCCAGCAAACATGATAGCCGGGGATCTCAGGGAGGTCCGGCAATGCGTGCTGATAGAACGCATTTCTGAACATCTCGATACGGTCATCGTCGGAGAGTTCTCGGTTCTCTGTAACGCGGCGATCTTCCATCGCGCGGCTACGACGTGCCGGATCGGCGGTCTTCTTCAAGCGTCCATCATCATCCAGTCTCATCGCTCGCTCCTTTTCAGCGCGCTGCCTTGTTCTGTCGATCCCAGTCCGCAAAGCGCCGAAGCATCTCTTTGCGACGGACGGGGTCGTCCCATACACCCGCTTCCTTCAGGGCATTCACCCTCTCAGGCGTCAGGTAAACTTGTGTCTTTCCCGGTGTCATCTCCCGAGAACCGCCGACCGGCGGTCCACGTCGGCCAGGCTTTCGTTGCTCAGTATAGTCCTCATCGTCGTCTTCTGCAAAACGATGAGGAAGATACTTCGAGATGCGAGAATTAAGTTCGTCCCAATAGCGGTCAGACGCGGGATCCAAGCCCTCAGCGACGAGGCTGGCGTCGATCGCCTTGGCGACCTGACTGTCAGGATCTGCGCTGTTGGCGTTGAACCACGGATTGTCCGCAGCCCACTGCCGCGCCTTCATGCTTACTGCCGCATTGGTTTGCGGCACAGGAGCAGACACATTCTGCTTGGCGCGATTTATCTCGGCAGCGCGGGCAAGCGCCATATCACGCTGGCGCAAGAGTTCAGGAACGCGAGCGCCGTCGCCAATCTCGATGGCCTTGGCCAACGCAGCTTCCGCAGCGTGAACGCCGCCAAGGGCCTGATTGTAGTTCTGGTCGAGCGAACCCTTTTGGAAGTTAAGGTTCTGATTTTCAATGGCTTCCAGCCTTTGCTGCAAGAGCTGGTTCTGCTGGATGAGCCACTGCATCTCTTCGCGCGTCTTATCGCGGGCGAACTTTTGGTTCTGCTTGCGGCGCTGACGCTCTTCGCGCTTCGCCTGACGGCGCGCGTCTTCGTCTTCATTGCGGCTGTCCGAAAGGCGCTCGTCTTCCTGCTGCTCGTCTTGAGCTTCGGCATCGGAGCCCTCCGGCGGGTCGCCTTCAATGATCTCAATTTCTTCTTCTTGAGCCTGAGCTTTCTCGGTGCTGTTCATCGTCGCCCCCTTAGATGAAGGACTTCAGGTTGAAAGGATCGTCGACGGCGCCAATCACGTTCAGATCGTCGATGATCGCGAACTGGACGAACTCGTCGAAACCTTCAACGCCGGGCGGGAGCTTCCGCTCAAAGCGAACGCCGCCGTACTTCGGGACGAAGACGTATTCGCCGACGCCGCACCACTGGCCTTCAGCCCAGCTCTCCATGGAGTTTCTGTTCTTATACGCCAAGGGGCCGATGGCGAGCACCTTCGCGACCTGCGTGTTGTCGCGTTCGGTGTCTTTCGTATTGTCGGTGAAAATGATGCCGCCCTTGGAGACCGATTTGGCCGCCCGGATCTGCACCAAAACGCGGGATCCGAAAGGACGGACACCCGGATCGACCTGCGGGAAATACTTCCCTTCAAGGTCAGTAGTCTCTCCACCTTCTTGCAACATGACGACGTTGGTCATGTTCCTCTCCTTCTTCTTTAGCCAGGGTCTCCTCGATGAGCGACATCGCTCTTTCTAGCCCTGCGTAAAAACCTGTCCGGCGACCATACTCAAAAGATGAGCCGTCACCGGGCTGCGACATAGTTTCATGCGCTACTCGATTTTTTTCCTCGAGTAGCGCGTTGATGATGATTTCTATCATATCCCCATCCTGTCAACGGATTATTTCCTCGCGTCGAAGGATTTAAGTCCGCTCTGAGGGCGCTTGTCGCTGTTGCCCTTCAGGTTCTTGTGAATGCCATACGAGGCGTGCTTGCCGACCATGTCGCCAATCATCTTCTTGCTGGCGCCGGCAGGCTCGTTGTTAACAGAAAGCCCCATGGCGAGGCGCTTATGCTGCGGAAGAAGGTTCTTATCCATGATCGTCCTCACGGTTGGGGGTTTATGCCTCGGCCAGTCGAATAGGCCGTCTTGATGCCCTGCTCTGCCTCGAACACGGCAAGCTCTTTTGCAGTCATATTGTCTTCGCGGTTCATGGAGATCTTAGCGTCTACCTCCATCTGGCGCTCGCGCATCTTGATCTGGTCGAGAGCCGCCTCACGCGCCAGACGTTCGCGCTCAAGGCCGATCTTCTCCTGATCAATCTGCGCCCGCGCCTGATCTGCGAGAGCCTTGCGCTGCGTCTCCGCCTGCAAGAGCTGCGCGGGATCGGCAGGACGAGGCGGAGCCATCTGCGCCATGACCTGCATGGCTTGCTGGATCACCGGCGGGAGGCCCTGCAAGGACTGCTGGATCTCCGGCATGAACCGCCTCGACGCCATCGCCAAAGTCCTGTCGACCTCGGCGTTGACCTCCTGATCCTTGCCCTCAAGGAACATATCAAGAGGCATCCCAACGGCCTCGCTGGCGCCCTCGTAGATCGAGAGAGAGTACCAGTAGGCCATATGCTCCTTGATATGCTGCAACACGCCCGGAATGTAGGTCGGCCCGATCAGCGGGTTCATGCCGAAGATCGGCGACATCAAGTAATCCAGATGCACCTGAAGATGGGCTAGGTGGTCCTGCATCGGGAACGCCGCGACAGGACGGCCAAGCGTCATCGCGAGGTTCTCGTTGACGGCGTTCAGCTCGATCGGCTCAGGGCGCTTGGCGAGAAGATCCTTCGCATTCGGGATCTTCGTCCGCTCAAGGAACAGCTCCTCGACCTTGCGCGCGTCATAGAGCTGCGGCTTCGCATCCGCACGCTGCATGACCATCTGCATCTGAGCCATGCGCTGGGCTTCAGAGAAGATGTTCGGGTCAGAGACGGGGATGACGTCCATCGGACCTTGGAAGTCCTTGGCCTTCGCCATCTCTTCGCCGGTCACGTCGACGATGTACTCGTCGTCGAGGTGCTTGGCGTTCAGTCGGTGCAGAACCTTCAACACCATCATCATGGCGTTGTGCTGGCGCGCATGGATGGCGGAGAAGACCGTCAGACCTTGCTCAAGGAGAGCCATCGTCGTGCCGACGGGCTGGTTCGGGCTCGCCTGCTTGAAGTCTTCAAACGTCGTCCGCACGACGCCCTTGCCGGCATCCACAACGAACCCAAGCAGGGAGAACAGGACTGGGTTCGGCGGATTGAACGGCACAGGCATGGCGATCTTGCGGACGTCGTCGACGCCGACGCCGCCCTCGATCTCCGTCACCTGCGTCGGCTCGATACGCTCAGACTGGCCACCCCGGTTGCCGCCCTTCAACTTCAACATGCCGGGGAAGTTGTTGATGTGGGCGCTGTCGAGCAGGGCCCGCAGGGCGCCGGTAGCTGCCGCCGACAGCGAACCGATCATGTGCGGCAGGCCAATCGGATAAGCCCCGCGCCACGGCACGAAGGGGAACTCCACAATGTGGATCAGTTCCTGCTGCGCGCTGTCGTCAGGATCCCAGTTGCGATAAACCGCAAGGGTCTCGCCCGTTGTCTGGTCGATCGTCACAAGATAAGGCGCAAGGCCGAACTGCTCCTCGAAGTCGAGGTAGCAGGCGACTTCGTAGACAGTCCGCAAACCGTCTTCATTGTAAGAAGTCTGCGATTTGCCCTCGATCTTGTCGTTCGCCTTTGCGGCGCCAGACTGCTGAGGCTCTTGGGGCGAGATCAGGTCGATGTCGCGGTACATGCCTGCACCGACGCGCTTCTCGAATTCAAGCTTCGTCAGGTACTGGACATGCGTCTTGCGCTCGGCGCTGTAGAAGCTCGTGGCGCTGTAAGGCAGATAGATGTCGTCGATCGGGATGAACATCGCCACAGGGCGGTTCTTCTGGTCGTCCCAATACATCTTGAGATACTGGGCGCCGCCGAGCGGCACCTGCGTCTCGAGCTGCTCAAGCTCAGACCGAAACTCGATCATCTGCTGCGTGAGCTGCCAGTTCATGAACTTGCGCTTACGCTCGGCCTTCTCGATCTTCTCCTGCGTGACCTCGCCGGGGATGTACTCCTTCACGGGGCCGTTCGCGGGGAATATCTCCTTGATCACGCGGCTCGAAAAGTCGACGCACGCCTCAGTCAGCATGGGATGCACGACCTTCGACGCGCCTTGGAACTGCGCGCCGCCAGGCGCATCATCGCCAAGGCCCGTGCGGCGCAGGCCTTCCTCATACTGCTTGTCGCGGAGCTTGCGAGCTTCCTTGTCTCGCTCAATGAAGTCAGTCAGTTGGGTCGAGATGTCGCCCAACATGCTGTTGTCCATCTCCTCAGCGAGGTTCGTATAGAACTCGGCGCTTTCGGCGATCTCAGGCTCTTCAAAAGTGACGACGGCAGAGCCGTCCGGGTTCTCTTGAACGTCGGACACCTCTTCATCGAGTTCCATCTCGATGCCTTCGTCCTTGTCGTCGTCAGCCATGTTGGTTTCCTAGAATTAGAACATTAGGTCTGCGAACGCATCAGCGCCTAAACTTAGAAAGAGGACCAGAACCAAGAGAATAGCCCAAATTTGGATTTTGGGATATTTGCGATGGCGTCGGTTGAGCGTTCCTATTCATGAAAACGCTCAAAGGTCCAACTGGTTCGATTTGAGGAGCGGCAGCCGCTGCGCTAGGCGCGGCAGGCATCGCTATGGGAGCATCCCTACCGACATTCTCATAAGGAGTAAGAGCTGGCGCGGCAGCAACATAGCCAACCGGCCCCTGGCCATCGGTGTAGGCCATTACGGGGAAAGAACGGTCGACGGTAGTAGCCGCCTGCGGGGGGCTTGCAGGCGTGTAAGAAGACACCGACCCGCCCTCAGCGAAGTAGGCGTCAGCGTCAAAGTAGCCACCCTGAGCGGCAGTAGCCCATTGAGAATTTTCATCGCCCTTTAGACGTCGCTCTTCGATCATTTTGTAGAAGGTATGCTCAGGCCCTTGCAGGCCATAAGTCATGTAGTCGCCCTCGTAGGGGACATACTGGCGGCGATACCTATATTCGTATTCAGGTGGAACAGAACCAGTCGGGCCTAAAGTGACGACCTTGTTCTCATCGGTCTTGATTTCGCCGACGGTTGTGCCGCCAATGTTGGTGATGCCGGTGTCGCCGATCTTGATGACATCAGTTCCTGTGTCGATACCAATATCAGTCCCTGTACCAGTCCCTGTACCAGTCCCCGTCCCTGTCCCAGTGCCGGTGCCGGTTCCGGTCCCAATCCCGGTTCCCGTCCCAGTCCCTGTGCCAGTTCCGGTTCCGGTGCCAGTTCCGGTTCCGGTTCCCGTCCCAGTCCCAGTTCCAGTCCCGGTGCCCGTCCCCATTCCGGTTCCGACGCCAGTACCTGTGCCCGTGCCGGTTCCGGCAGTCGTCGTGCCCACGCCCGTATTGCTGACCGTCGTGCCGTCAGCCGTCGTCGTACCGCCACCGCCACCAGACTGGATAGCAATAAACTCTTGCGAAGACTTGATGGCGTTCTCGATGTCAGAAAGGTTTGCCCCTTCAGCAACCCTCTCAAGCCAATAGCGAAGGCCAGCGACGTCATCAAACGCCGAGCGCCCAAGAGAGTCTTCGTAAAGGGAATTTATCGCAGAAGCCGTCGACGCGCCTGTCTGGCCGCCGCCGACATTGCCGCCGCCTGACGTTCCGCCCCCAGTAGACCCGCCGCCGAGCTGCCCTCCCTGCTCAAGAATGCTGATGTCCTTGATGGCGTTGAGCTGATCCCAAAGGCTTTGATCAGAAAGGAATTGAACATCGTTCTGCGTAGTTGTGGTGTCCTTCCCCGGCGCGAAAGTGGTCGTGTCTGGATTTATCTCGCTGCGACCGATCGTGAGGCTCGGTATGTTGGAAAAGTTCAGAGCGTCCTCGACGCTCATCCGCCCCGCCATCACCTCTGCGATGTCGTCAGCTCGAACGCCCGCGAGTGCCAAATTGTTTTCTACCTGAGCCTGAGCGATCGATATGGCGTCTGGATTGCCGTAAAGTGCCTCAAGCTGCTGGTTAATCTGAGCTACCTGCTCTGGGGAGATGCCGTAGTAAGTCGCGTAGTCATTTGCGACTTCATTCGTGACTTCATTTGTGACGTCTGACCGAGTTCCCTCATTTAGGGCGGCGTCATACGCAGAATTGAAGGTCGAGTTAAACGCGCCTTGCAGAGAGGTGTTACCAGTATCGACGATTGCAGATTGCACGGCAGCGGCGAAGTCGGCGTTATTCGACAAAAACTCGGCGGCCTCGCCTCGAGCGGTGGCGTCGGCCATGAGCTGGATAAAGTCCTCAATCATGTTGAGGTTCGGCGTCTCATTCGTGGAAAGCGCCGAAAACTCGTCAAACTCCGAGTAGTCTCTGTCTTGGTTAAGAAGACTTGAGAAAATGTTGGCGCCCGTCGTGACGTCGCCAGGCGATCCAGTCACATTTGCGAGAGAACCAATGTAGTCAGCGCCATAAACGTCCCGCACGTCGCGGCCATACTCGTCGAGATAGCCCTCGTTCTGGCTCCCGTCCGTTGGTCCTCCGCCGGTCGGATCACCACTCGTGGGGTCTCCGCCGGGAGCTTCGCCACCCCAATTGGCGCCGCCCATCTCGCCGCCCGATGCGCCAAGATCACTGCCGCTAAAGCCGCTGTCATTGTCTCCGCCCCAGCCGCCGCCCCAACCGCCGCCTTCGCTGCCGCTGTCGCCTCCGCCGCCATCATCATCAAACGACAGCAGGCCAGTGCGTGGGTTGATCTCGCCAGATCCCCCAAGCCCCTTCAGGACCGCGGCCTCTTGAGGAGTGATCTGGGCAATGATCTTGTCTTGATTGATCCCGAGGCTCGCAAGCTTCTTGAGAAGAGCCTGCACTTCTTGCGGGCTGTAGGTCTGGCCGCCAGCCTTGATAGGATTGGCTGGCAGCCCAATGCGTCCGGCGGTCTGATCGTTCATGGCGAGCCCTCTCACCCTCTTATAGCACGATCTTTGAGGACGCGCCTAAGATCAACCATGAGCTTGTCGCTGCGATCCATCTTGACCAGCTCAGACAGGTCGCGCAGGACAGGCAGAGCCCTCGGGTTGCTCTCCAGCCGCCTGCTCAAGTCAGAGACGTTCTCGCTCAAGATGTTCTTAGCATAGAGTGAAGCCTGCTCGCGAGGCATGTCCGGCGACTTCTGCCGGATCAGATAGGCAAGCTGCGGCTTGTTGATGTCGTGCTGGGCCGCAAGCTTGCGGAAATCCATCAGAGCGCGCTGGATGGCGCCTTGCTTGGACTTTGCCTCGCCGCCCTTGGCGTAGCCTAGCTGCCCCGACGAAGGTTCTTCGGAAGCTCCGCCTCTTCCTCCGCCGACAGCTCCGCCGGAGGCTTCCCGAGGTACGCCAGATCCAGATACGACTGACGGTTCACCGGCACCTTGAACCGCTTCATCAGCCGCTCCAGAGGGTCGGAACCATGTGGGCGGGTTGACCCCTCCTGCGAGGTCGCTGATTGCTTGTCTTGTTTCATCGAGTGACGCCTCTCCTGCTCTGTACTTATCCCACAGCGCATCGACAGCGGCCATGTTCTTGGGCGTCTTGAACGTATCAGGGAACAAGCCCCGAACCGCTTCCCAAGTGATGGACTGCATCTGCCGGGGCAGGATACCACGTTCTTCAGCCGCCCGTCGATAGGCTTCGGCATACAGGGGATACGTGCCCTGCACGCCGCTCGCAGCCGACCCAGAAGCGCCCTGCATCCCCTTCGGGGCAGATGTCTTGAAGTTGTGAGCCACCTCGACAGACTTCTGGCTCAGAGGACGCAAAAGGCCAGCAGCGACGGCGTGCGTGTCGATCGTCACGTCGCCTCGAGCTGAGTTCGGCGCGAGGATGTTGTTGTAGAAGTTTCGGACCTTGTGCTTGCCGCCCATGATCTCGTTGAGAAGCTTCGGGTCGCCATTGCTCTCGACGGCGCGGATGGCTTTCGCGATCTCGTTCATGCTGCCCCAAGCGACGCGAGCATCGGCTCCCTTCGCCGTCTTCACGGCGTCACCAAACCCGCCTTCTGGCGTGACGATGGGATAGGACTTGGAGTTGTGGCCCTCGTCGTAAAGACGAACCCACATGGACTTCAAGATCGCCTTTTCGTCATCAGGAAGATCAAGCTTCGAGATGTCGCCGAGCGAGCGGCCCTTGATCTGATCGAAGAGCGGCTTGTACTCGGGCTTGTTGAGAGACGCGATGCTCTCATAGGTCTTCTGCATCTCAGGGCTGAAGGCGAACCCGTTGTAGAAGTTGTCTCCACCGCCCTTGAGGGCGTCCATGACGCGCTTGGCGAGAGAGACGTTTTGATACCAGTCCTTCTGCGGAGACAACGCCGCAAGCGCGCCGGCAGCCGCGCTGTCGGAAACGCCGTATTCCTTCGACCAGTCTTCTGAAATCTTGCGGGCGCCGTCGTACCAGAGCTGCGACCGCCCCCTGATGTTTTCAGGAACCTGATCATGCAGATAGATGAGGTTGTCCTTCACATGATTGATGAAGTTCTCGGCGACTTCGTCAGCAGATCCGGTCGCAAGGCTTTCCGGCATGTTGACGTAGTTCTTCACGAGACTGACGTTGCTCTCATACATCTCAGGCGTCGCCTTCATTGAGGCCAGGTCGGCCATCAGGCGTTCGCCCTCCTTCTCCTCAATGCGCTTCTTTCCCGTGGGGTAGCGCGTGTCGATCATCGCAGGATGATCGGCGCCGACGGCAGCCACAGTCTCAGCCGCCTCATCAAGGGGCTTCGTGGCGATAAACATTGAGCCCTTGCGCTGCGCGTCAGGGAAGACTGAGAGGATCTCGTCCTCGAATTCAGCCGCCTTCATGTTGTTCTGCCACCCTTTGGTGGTCTTCTTGCCGACGCCAGACTTGTCGCCTTCGTATATGTCGAAGTAAGCCTTCCCGCCCGGCTTCAGGTAGTCATAGGCCTGCTGGATCGCCTCCAGACGAACCTCCGGCTCCTTGATCACGTTCAGCACATTGGCGACCGTAACGGTGTCCGCAGGGTTCGCGGCAAAGTCATCAAGCACCGCCTTGTTGTGTTCAGGCGTGCGCCAGAATGGGTCGACGACATAGCTGTCGACGCCCTTCTCTGCGGCCAGATATTCAGTGCCCTTGTCGTACCTGCCGCCGCCAATGTCGAGGTTGCGAGAGCCCTCGGTGGTGTCGAAATACTTGCTCTTGAAGAGACCGGGCACTTGGTTGATGGACGTGTCGGCAGACGAGATAGACTGCTTAACAGCGCCCTCAGCGGCGCCTTCCGCCGCCTCGACGCCAGCCTTCGCGCCGCGCTTCGCCAGACGCGCAGCAGTGCCGGCGAGCGGCGCAGTGCCAGCAGCCGCAACCGCCGCGAGCTGACGGAACATGCTCGCCTTCTTTTCGTCGCCTGCCGCCTCAGCCTCAGACGCCATGCGGGAATACTTGTCAGCATCCATGCCGGAACGGATCTCGCCAATGATCGGCGTGACGTCGAGGGCGAACCCGAGCGGGTCTTCCTTGATGCCCTGCGCGATCATTGAGCCAGCCTTGCCGATGTCGGACGCCAGACGCTGCGACGGATCGGGGCTCGCTGTCACGTCGCGAGCATAGTCGGCGATCGTGCCGGGGATCTCACGGGCGCCCTGACCGATGGTGTCGATCGGACGGCGCAGAGGCGCGCCAAACGCAGCCAAGCGGTCAGCGATGGCCTCATACATGCCCGGCGTGCGTGCGGCCTGCTCGACGCCCTCCATGCCGGTGAACCCGCCCATCGGGTCGGAGCTCGGCATGACGACAGGACCGCCTTCGTCGAAGTTGAACCGATACTCAAGACCGGCGTTCGCCGCCTTGCGTTCGGGGTTGTAGGAGCCGTAGGCCCCGAGACCCCCGCGCCCAGCGTTCACGCCGTAGGTGCGGCCCGCAGGCCCTTGCGACGCCGTCACCCCGAAGTAGGCGTCGGGGTCGAACGGCTGCGCCATCACGCCGACCGTCCGCTCAGGGCGCGCGCCCGGAAAGAGGGGCTGGGCCTGCTGGTACGTCACCCGTGCTGGGCCGACCTGCGCCCCGAGGGCGCCGAGGGCGACCGCAGGCTTGTCGGTGCGCGGGTCTGACGCCACGCCGCCCATCGCCGACAGCGGGCCGACCGCTGCTTGCCCGCCGCCCTGCCTCACGACGCCGACGCCCGGCAGGCTCTTCACGCCAGCGAGCGGCGCTACGGCTGCCGCCGGGGCGCGCATCGTGCGCTCGATCCGCTTCATGGTTTCGGCGGCGCTTTCTGCTTGGGCCTCGAGCGGCAGGTCGTAGTCAGGCTGCATAGGGGTTCACCTTCGGTCGGTCGTCGCGCGGCGTCGGGTCGCGCGGGTCGATCTTCGTCGTGTT